AGGCACCCTTCAACAGTTTGCCGAGACTAATTTAGCCAAGAGATGGAATATGGCCTTAGAAGATGTTTTACTCATTTTTAATGACAGCCATTATTACTTTGAGGAAGAAGACATAAGGAGCTGGAAAGCTAATTATCTCATCATTGGCAATGAGTACACTTCATACCCAGGTAGATACCTTTATCCTAACTATGAAGGTTCGTTCACTGTGACGGCAGATGATAAATAGAAGTCATACGTTCTTTCAGTTCCCAACTCAGCCGGACACAGCTACAGTCACAGAAACGTTAAGGTTCTGTCAGAAAAGAGCTTCAGATTTTCTTTGGGTTGGCACCATGTCTTCATCGCCTATGGATTCTGCGGAACATATTGATGTTTCGTTCCATCATATGATGCAGATAAGACCTTAGTCTGAAGCCATCAACAAGTCTTCCTTATGGACTATATTAATCAGATTAGAAATAGTCCACACTTTGACAGACAAAGAGAGATTCTAGCTTCTAGGTATCTGTCCTACACTGAAGACTTCGACATAGATCATCCTGCTAGATGGGGTTACATTAAGGACGATTATGTAGAGACTGTAGTGAATCTCCAGAGGGAAAGGAGCGCCTCCAAATTCCTTATCACCTCAATACATGACCCCACCAAGAAAGGTTGGAACATGGAACTGATCAATACCATCCTTTCTTTCTGCTACTATTTTTACCATGGATATGGCGCGATCTCAGCAGGAGGCTTCGGCAGCACATCAGCAAAAATCATCCTTTGCGTCTTATCACTTGGTCAGTGCATGTACTACCTAGACAGGCTAGAGAGAGGTGTCAAAGCTGCGTAGTTCGTTAGTCTCAGGCTTTTGCGAATGACAGTGGACTTCATCATAATAGCAATGGCTCTAGCCTTATTCATTTAGGTATATACAGCAGAAATAAGACTGCAATAGATGATCAACCAGAAAGGGCCCTCCTTGGTCAGAGCACCAGAGTTCGAATTCATCTTTATGGCCGAGTACAGGTGAGTCCGCAGTGAGGTTAACTACTGGCATCCCATTCTCTCAGGCTTAAAATGGGACTACTAAATCGCTAAGAAAGCCGGCCTTTATGTGATAATCGGACAAGCTTTTTATTTTCTCCTTAGACTTTACTTGTTCTTGAGAGGTATGAAACCCTACTATATAGTAGTCTCAGTAGTGCCAATTGGAAATATCGATCCAGATGCTGAGATCCTTCCAAATCTTCTCACAGATGAGATCCGAATCGAAAGACTCTCTCAAGGTATGTACGATACCCTTGTGGACTCTGGGGAGCTCCATATTCTCAGAAAGCCATGGATAACGGTTTCTTGGCTTCGATCTCGATTTTTCGTCATGTGGAAAAAAGAGCCTCCGTATTTGAATTATGAGAACATCTTCGTCAACAGAGATAAATTTTCAGTCTGCCTAGAGCAAGGCACCAGCTACACTATAGAAGATTTTCGAAAACCCAGAGAAAAGCTTTACGTCCATAAGAAGAACACACCGACACCTTGGGTTACTCGGGCCCACGTTCTTCACCATAAGATGAACAAGGAAAACATCCGGCTGCCTCATTTTGAAAGCGAAGATCCTAATGCTCTCAAAAGATTGATCTCTGTGTCCCTCCCAGAATGTGTCTGCAACGACAAGATCAAAAATAATGTTTAAGCCATTAATCTCATCCAGAAAGCGACAGAAAAAGAAGCCACCTCCCAACTGACTGGCAAATCAACATCCACCCAATTAGTAGTCGAGTGTGGGTACTCGCTGAAGACCGAGGATGGCCATAGAGTACGAGAAAGAAAGTGGGATCCTAAGTCGGTGCTCAACTTGAAGTATGCCCTTGTCAACAGACACCTGTCTTCTAGACTTAGGCCAGACAGTTCTTGCGTGAGAGAGCTGCGTCAACTCTCCAACGGTTTCTTTAGCCATCTCTGCCAGAACCAACTTGATTGGCCTCTTTAGTTCAACACCGTCGACGCATGGCTACAAAGCAAACTTAGTTGGACTCCAGCCAAGAAACTCAAATACGCCAACACCATATTGAGATAGCTCGCAGACCCCTCTGAGAAAAACTTTAGAGGATATTTCACAGCTATGGTGAAAAACGGTGAGACATTCCTGGGCACCTCTAAATCAGGAGAGACGGCTCCAAGTCGGCCACGGCTCATTTTCAACCCCAGCGAAAACTTTTGTGGCCTTATGACGTATGTCTAAAGCTTCATTTTGGAAGATCTCAGGCAAAATCTCCCAAGCTTCTCTTACTGAGACAATTGCGACACACTAAAAGAGCGTGTAGAAAGACTAGTCAGTCGGTTTAAAGACCCCGTTTCTGTCAGTTTTGATGGTTCAGCTTTTGATTCCAATTAGCATTTTGACAACATATTTGCCGTCGATTTTTCCTTTTTCGATAAATATAAGTAAAGACTGAACCTCATTCTCAAGGCAATTTCCGACCATTATAGACTCCCAGACAAGACTAGAGTAGAGATCTACCAAAGGCTTATCTGATTCTACACCGATCCCTCGTCAGACCTCATAGTTCCTATTCACACTGATGAAGCCCCGAAGCATAACATCCGGTATCATGGCCGCAAAGAAGGGCTAAATTACTAGAAGATCCATCTTACAGGCACAACTTTTTCTGGTCATCCATCCCGAACTACTTTGGGAAACACTTTGAGGTCCATCCTCTACGCATACTTCTATTCTTATAAAGCTCAGGTTGATATAGAAGTTATGGCAGCTGGAGATGACAGCGTCGTGTTCCTTGAGAGAGAACAAGCAGATGCATTCATAGCGGCGGTTAAACAATATTCAAGCACAGATTCTACGGTGTATCAGACAATTGGTCTTGGACAATGTTATAAGGAGATTTATTTAAGAGATTGGAACGATTTTGATTTTTGTTCCAAGACTATAGTCAAAGACGGAGATGACTGGAACATATATCGAGACCCTCTTAAAATACTCACTCACAAGCAAGAATATTGGGGAAATTGCCATGATTTCATCAAGGATCCCTTGTCATATCTTAGACTCTTGAGACTCTCCAGTTCTTAGGACTGCCCCCTACAAGTCGTGGACGAAATCATGCAAATGCGAATGGACGACTTTTGAGCCAAATGGGGTCACACAGGTTCTTACGCCAAATACTCCGATTGAGAGATCCTCGAACTCCGACCCATCCATGAGCATCAATGGTCAAACCCCCACCCCCTATCCCAAGAACTCCAAGATAAGCTCAGACTGAGGATAGGCTTAACGAATTCCGTCCTCCATAAGCTCTTCCTCTCCAAAATCCTCCAACT